TTTGTACTTCGATTCAAAAAAGAAGGCGGCAACGAACCGAGTGTTGCCCTGTATGAAGCTGATGGCGGCGCATGGCGCATGATGGCGATTACTACCATTGGCGCATGGCTGAAAGAGCAGCTTGCAGGCCTGCCCGTGACCATCATCGCCTAATTCAACGTTTTAATTTTTAATAGCCGGGCCACACCCGGCACATGCCGGGGCTGGAATGCACGGATGGGCTGCATAACCCACCCTGGCGGGTTCGATACCCGCCCCCGGCACCATATCACAAACAAAAGAAAGGGTGATTCCATGTCTGAAAAGTTTACGCTTGCGCTTGAGCCGGAGGCACCCACCCCCGCAACACAGCCCGACAGCACCGCCATCATGCCCCTTGAGCAAATCGAAATGGAGATCAAGGCCAGGGCCGGGATGATAACAGAAAACATTATCATCATTGGCAAGATGTTGATGGACGTGAAAAGCCGCCTGGAGCATGGGCAATTCTTGAATTGGCTACGTGACAAGGTGAATTTCAGCCAATCGACGGCCAACAACTTCATGCGCATTGCCCGCGAGATACCGCGCACGCCCGGCCTTGTGACCCTGCCGTACACCAAGGCCCTTGCCCTGCTGGACGTGCCGGAGGACGAGCGGGAGCAGTTTGCTAAGGACAATAAGGCGGACGAAAAGAGCACCCGCCAGATTCAGCAGCTTATCAAGGATAAGGAAGCCGCCGAAAAGGCCCGGCAGGCAGCGGAAGCCATGGAGAAGGCCACGGCAGATCAACTTGCCATTCAGCAGCAAATAGCCCAGCGCCAGCAGGGCCTTGCAGAGCAGTACAGTCAGCAATATTACAGTGAAAACGAGCGGGCCAACCAGCTAGAGGCCCAGCTAACCGCCGCCAGGGATACACAGCCGGACCCGGTGGAAGTAGAAGTTCCCCCGCCCGATTATGAGCAAATCAAGGCCCAGGCCGCCCAAGATAAGCAGCGGGCAGACGATGCCGAACAGTACGCCATGGAGCAGGAAGCGGAACGCCAGAGGATAGCAAGCGAGCTTCGCAAGCTTAAGGAAACCAAGGCGGACCTACCTTTGCAGGGGAACAGCCCCCTTTCCTTGGATGCCTTTTCTTCTACTATTAAGCAATTTATGGGGCAGGTTGGTATGGCCCCGAACATGGCCCCATTTTTCAAGGCTATGGGGATAGATACCCTTAGAGCATACGGCCAGTGGGTGGATGTGTTATCAGAATGGGTAGAAGGCACCAAACAGGCCATAGGCGAGGGCACACAATACGTGGACGCGCACGAAAGCGCGGTTGTATAAGGAGGTAGCAGCATGAGCCTTGACAATCTAAAAGCTATGTCACCCCAAGATCACGAGCAAACCCACGGTGTTATCCCTGTTGATCCGACCGCATCTATACAACTTGCCCGGCTGGAAAAGAGCATGAACGCCGTGGCCCAAATCTTCCTTGGGCTGGGTGAACGAATCCAAGCCCTTGAAGCCATCGTGCAAAATCAAATCACCGTTACCGGGGCAGAAGCAAAGACGCTCTTTGATGCTGTGCGTACCCGCGCCCGCGAGTTTTGCGACATGGCCCATGTATCCTATGGGCAGGCCGGGCGCAAGGTACGCAAGGCCATATGGCATGATTTTCTGAATGAGTTCAGCATTTCAAATTATCACGACCTGCCTAAAAAGAGTTTTGAATCTGGCCTTGATTTTATCAGGGGATGGCGCAGTTATGCCATGTCCAAGAAGCTGAACCAGCTTTACAAAGGCGGCGGCGCGCATGATTAAGGCCGGGGCTATTGTTACCGTGTACGATCCAGATTTACAGGATATGTACGTTGCGGAAGTGGTGAAGGACAACCGGGACGAGCAGCGGCTTAATACCCTTGTCAAGATTCTTTGGATGGTGCGTTATCCCATACAACATGCCGTTATCTGCCCGGAGGTAGCCAACGAAAACCTGCCGATCCACTACGGCACAATTTGCCGCTTGCGCTTTTATCATTATGTGGCTGACTATCGCATCCCCTATGAAGAATCTATGCGGGATGCCCTGCGAGACGCCATTACAGAGGCCAGGAACAAAGGCCGAATGGATATACTGGAAATCCTCTATCGGCACCATAACGGCGATTATAAAGGCAAGCGGAGCGTGCTTACCGCCTGAAAGAGGTACGAGAGAATGGCATCCGTCAATTATGTGAGAGAAAACATAGCGTTTATTGAATATGCTTCAGATAACAACGTCACAGCCAACGAGCGCCTTCTTTGGTATGCATTGTTGCACATTCTCAACATGCGTGCAGAAGGCACATGTTGGCCTGATGGGCTTATCCCTGTTTCCAATAAGCGCCTGCTTTCTTTTTTACCGTTCAAGGAAGATTCTCTTTTTGAAGCGCGTAACCGTTTGGCCCAGCGCGGCATTATCAAGTATAAGGCCGGGCAAAAGAACACGCAAAACCCCATGTATGCCATGGTGTACTTTTCCACAGGCGGCGCAAGTAACCCGATTATAGCGGGTAACATGCCGGGTAACGTGCAGGGTAATGTACCGGGCAACATACAGGGTAACATGCAGGGTAACCAGGGGGGCAGCCTGCCGGACATATATAATAAACCTAACGTAGTAGTAAACCTAACCCAAACCAATACTCACACACAATACAGCAACGATGATGCATGGCGCACAAGTGCGCGTGTGCGCGGAGCCGTTGCCCAAAGGCTGCTTGATGCCTGGAAAGGCGGGCGGGACGACTATTCTGATGCCCATTTCGACGTGTGCGAGTATCTTTCCATGGGCATGACGCCGGATCAAATTGGCGACACATTGAAAGATTGCCCGCTTGCTTCACTGATACCAAATCACCTTCACACCCAGGCGGTGTTTTTAGGGATAGAGAAGGACGACGACACCTGAAAGTTTATTGATTTTACAAAGGAGCAAGGCGAATGAAAGCCATAGATTATAAGACTTATCGGAACATCGAATGGCACATGCATAACCTGCCAAAGCTTCGCAAAAGCGCATTGAGCAGCCGGGCGGATATTCTGCTTGACAGCGTTGGCGTTGATTATAACACCCCGAAAGGCCACAGCAAGCATGCTGACAGCACCGCGCAAAAGGGCCTAAAGCTGGCCGAGGGCTGCCCAAACACCAAATGGATTGATGCCATTGATAAAACCCGAGCTTATTTCGATGGGCAGCAAGAGGCGCATATTCTTGCGAAGTTCTATTTTCAAAACGCCAAGATCGTGGATGTGGCCGCTTCTCTTGGCCTGGATCGGCGCACAATCTCCCGAATGCGGGATAACGTGGTATACCGTTGTGCCATGTATGCGGCATCTGACGGCCTAATCAACCTGGACAGGGAGGCGCGTACATGAGCAAGAAGCGCAAAAATCCCGCGAAGCCCAAACAGAACTTTATTTTTATGGCAGTTACACCGGACATTTACGAACTGCCTATAGACTTTGCAGATACAGCCACAGAGCTTGGAAAGAGGTTGGGTAAATCGCGGGTATTGATTAGCTCAAGCATATGCCATAACCGGGACGGTAGCCGGACCGGGATGAAGTTTGTGAAGGTAGCCGTTTAAGCCAAGCTGGAAAGCCTTCTTTTTAAAAGGCTTTTCCTTACGAAAAACGTTCACTTTCCGTTATTTCAACAATACGGAAAGTCGAAAACCAAAAGGCACGAATACAAGGCAGGCCACAGGCCAGCGGGAAACCCCAACTTACAGAATCAACCGTAAAAAGGAAAGTCAACTAAAGAGAAGGAGGCGGAGCAGGAATGAAGGTTCAGCCCATCCGAGATATAGAGATCATTCACGAAATCGAAAAGAACCTTGCCGATGACAAGAGTAAAAAAGGGCGGCGCAAGTACCTGATGTTTGAATGTGGCATCTACCTTGCCCGACGTATATGTGATGTGCTACCAATGCAGGCGGGCGACATTCGAGGGCAAACCTATATCAGGATCAAGGAGCATAAAACAAAGAAGATCATAGAATTACCAATCCCGCTACACCTTCAAAAGTTTATACGGCGCGAGTTGCGAGGTGTACCGGATGATGACTATATCTTCACCAGCCGCCAGCACGATAAGAACGGTAGCCCAAAGCCGATCAGCTATAAGACCGCATACAACTACATGAAAGAGATAGCTGATGATATGGGGCTGCCTTACAATATAGCCACACACACTATGCGGAAGACGTTCGGTTACCACTATTACAAGCGTACGAAAGACATTGCCACGCTTATGGTGTTATTCAACCACCATACCGAGAAGGACACCAAGATATATATCGGTATTGAGCTTGATGAGATCACGGCAGCGGTTCAGAACTTCAAGTACTAAAAAATTAAAATGGGGGTCCCATTGACAGAGTATTACGGGTGTGATAATATAGGCTCGTAAAAGTATATACAAACCCCGTTTCGATAACGAAGCGGGGTTTTCTTATGCCTTGAATTTACTAGACTTTTAGAAAGAGGATGCTAAGCCCATGAAAACATCGTGGACAGTTTTCGCAAATTTAATTGCATGTAATGATATACGTTACTTATCATGCTTTCTCTTTATCCGATTACTGCTATTGAGGTTTTCATTTTCGTATATATGCCTAATTATGTATTCATGGATAGGATCGCTACTGTCATTATTCTCCCCTCTTTCTCTAAAAAGTTGCCTTATACCTAACCAAATACAAACCAAACTAACAAACATGCCATCAATTGTGACGCATATAGAAATGATGGTGATAAGGTCAGATGTCGACATGTTTCTCACTCCATTCATTATTCAGTATGAGTTCCAACATGAAATGTACTCCAACTTTTTTATAGGACTTGGACAATCTAGAATATGCCCGTCCAATAAAAAAAATCCATAAATATACCTTCAGTGACAAATTATTTTGCAGGACTGTATTTTGTAAATAAATCAATCATGTAAGATATTTAGTTGGGTTTTTCTTATGCCCGCAAATAACCAAACGTTTGAGAATAAGGAGCAGCCGACAATGGCACAACCATGGGCGGATAGGTTCTATAAGACCAAGCGTTGGCAGAAGTGCCGCAATGCATACTTCCAATCACAGCATGGCATATGCGAGATATGCGGCGAACCTGGAGAAATTGTCCATCACATTGAGCCATTGACAGATGACAACATCAATGATCCTGAAATTACATTGTCCTGGGACAACCTGCAATTGGACTGCTGGAGCTGTCACGAAAAGACAAAGACAAAGGGCGGCATTCCAATTCGTGAGGACATTTCCTTTGATGATATCGGCAATGTCATACCGACAGGCAAGCGCATAGCCCCCCTATCAAAACCCCCTGGGTGTGGCTAAAGGAGAGCGGAGAGCAAAGGAGCAAGTAACGCACAGATAGGCGTATGACCCCCTACCCTAAAGCGAGGAAAGAGATTATGAAAACAGATGAATATGTAAAGGCACAAGAACGGCGGATTAATAAAGAAATAAAAAAATTGAAGCAGGTCCTACAGGACGCACCGGAGGATCTTCTTACCGCCGCCGATGGCCTAATAAAACGGGCCGCTTTTATGCGCATTACCTTGGAAGATTACGAGGAAGACCTTACAAAAATGGGCCATACGGAGATGTTTACACAGTCAGTAAACACCGATCCATACGAAAGGGAACGCACTATGGCCCGGCTGCATATCTCCATGGCAAAGAATTATCAAACCACCATGCAGCGCCTTTTCGAACTGATACCCAAGAAGCCCGCCGACCCAGTAGACCCCACTTATGAAAAATTCTTTGGTGGCAAAAATGGCGGCCCCCAAGCGGACAATGGTAGCTAATAAGATAGCGCCGCTGGCAAAGCGGTACTATGTCCTTGAATACTGGCACGAAATCGAAAGCGGGCGCGAGGTTGTGCCGGAGCGCATCCGGCAGCTTTATGCCAAGCTTGCGAAGGATATAGATAACCCTGTTGATCCATGGATGTTCGATGTGGAACGGGGCAACCGGCCCATTGAGTATATCGAAACATTCTGTGTTCACTCAAAGGGAAAATGGGCTAGAAAACCCCTTCTCTTGGAACTATGGCAAAAGGCGGCTATTGCAGCTGCCTTTGGCTTTATCCACAGAATAACACGGGTGCGAAAATACACACGCATTGATTTGTTTGTTGCCCGCAAGAATGGCAAATCCACGCTGGCCGCTGGCATCGGGCTATACATGATGACATCAGATGGCGAGGGAGGCGCAGAGATATACAGCCTGGCAACGAAAAAGGACCAGGCAAAAATCATATGGCTGGAAGCCAAGAGAATGGCCCAGCAAAACCCAATATTACGTAGGTTGATCCGCCGCCTTGTCGGAGAAATGATATTCGATAAGACGTTTTCTGTTTTCAAACCATTAGCCAGCGAAAGCGACACGCTAGACGGTTTGAATACCAGTTGCGGTATGGTGGACGAACTGCACGCCATCAAAGACAAGAACCTAATAGACGTCATTGTAGACAGCATGACCGCCCGCTTGCAAGCTATGCTTTGGGTATTTACCACCATGGGCACGGTACGGGAATCCGTTTTTGATGATACCTATGATTATGATTGCAAGGTGCTTGATAACCAATTTGATGACCCGCACACCCTGGCGATCATATACGAACTGGATAAGGGCGACGATTGGCGAGATGAATCCTGCTGGAAAAAGGCCAACCCAGGCCTTGGAACCATCAAAGATATTGACAAGTTCCGCGCCAAGATTGCCAAGGCCAAGAACAAGCCGAACGAAGTCAAAAACATACTTTGCAAAGACTTCAACAAACGCGAAACCAGCACGGAATCATGGCTTTCCTATGACCAGCTATTCAACCCGGAAACCTTTGACCCCGCTGCTATGAAATTTGATTACGGCATCGGCGGCGCGGACCTATCCCAAACTACAGACCTTACAGCCGCCAAGTTTATTTGCATGCGCCCCAATGATCCCAAGATTTACGTAATGCAAATGTATTGGATGCCAGAAGACCTTGTAGAAGACCGGGTAAAGGAGGACCATGTTCCCTATGACAAATGGATCGAGCGCGGCTTTATCCGCACAACACCCGGAAACAAGGTTGACCACCATTATGTTACGGCATGGTTCAACGAAATACGGGATACCTTTGATATCTATCTGCCATGGTGCGGGTATGACCGTTGGAGCGCTGATTATTGGGTAAAGGAAATGCAAGCAGACTTTGGAGAGGAATGTTTGCAGGCTGTTGCCCAGGGAAAGCAAACCTTGTCCGGCCCCATGCAACGCCTTGGCCGGGATCTGGAGGCCAAGCTTATAGTGTACAACGCCAACCCTGTAGATATTTGGTGTCTGTCCAATACCTGCGTTGATGTAGATCCAAAGAATCAAACCATGCAACCCAGAAAGGGCACAGATACAAGGCGGAGGATCGACGGATTCTCCGCTTTGCTTGATGCCTATGTAACATTGGAGAACCACAAAGAAGACTATCTCAACATGATTTAAGGGGGTGAGTGGATGCAAGAAAAGCGAAGCATGTTCCAGCGCTTGCTAGGTGGGCGAAAACAGGTTGAAACCACTGGCATGCAGCTTGTGAACAGCAGTATGGCAACTTTCACCCCATGGTCCGGGAAGGTATACGATAACGACATAGCGCGTTCAGCCATTTGGACCATTGCGGAGGCGGCTGGGAAAGCGGACTTTGTGCATTGCCGTGGTGAAGGGGAGAGCATGCAAACGAACCCGGACCCGGCTATTAGGATGCTGCTTGAACAGCCAAACGAATACCTGACCATGCAAGACCTGATAGAAAAGATGGTCATTCACTTTGAAAAGTACAACAACGCCTTTGCCCTTATAAACCGGGATCACCGGGGCAAGCCCATTGCCCTATACCCATTAGATTTTGCGTCAACGGAACTTCGAGAATCGCGGGACCATGAAATATACTGCCGTTTTCGGTTTCGTGGTTTTCGCGTGCTCGAAGTGCCCTATGCGGATATCATTCATATTCGCAAACACTTTGACGATGACGAATTCTATGGACAATCCAATGCGAACGCCATTTCTGGGATCATGGAGGTAATCAACACCACAGATCAGGGCCTTATAAACGCAGTGAGAAACAGCGCCATCATATCGTGGATCATGAAATTCACGCAGACGCTAAAACCGGAAGCCATGTTGGAGCATATCAAGAAATTTTCAGAAGCATACCTAAACACTTCCAACAATGGAACAGGCGTTGCGGCAGCTGACGGCAAGTATGACCTTACCCAAGTCAAGCATGAAAGCTTTGTTCCAAACGCCGTGCAAATGGACAGATCGAAACAGAGGTTACATGCTTATTACGGCGTGAACGACAAAATCGTGCAAAAGACCTATACCGAAGAAGATTGGAACGCATGGTACGAAGGCAAGATTGAGCCTATCCTTATGAAATTCGCCAAGCAGTTCACCATGAAAATATTCTCTGTAAAAGAACGGGCTTTCGGGAATCGCATTTATCCCGAAAGCTCGTCTTTGCAATACGCAAGCATGAACACAAAGCTTGCATTGTGGCAGATGGTAGACCGTG